CCTCGTGAATTATATTTGCTGTATTGTTAATATTTCCTTTCATTTCATCTATTTCATCTTGCAACACATCTGTCAACTCAACTATGGTTTTCAAATTAATTTCATGTTGTAATTTTTTATTGGTGAACATGATATTGTCGAACATATCATTGTCGATCAGATATTGAATTTGATCTGGTTTATCAAAATAAATAATCTTGTCTTCAAAAAGCTCTACAAAATTGGTCTTCACTTTATCAACTCCATATTCTTCAACTAAGTCGTACGTAATTTTCATGATTTGTATGTATAGTGTAAGTAATACATGGTTCCTAATATCTTGGTCTTTTTTTATTGTCAAGTACCTTTCAAGTAAAATACATTTTATATCAACATTCTTCATTATTGTATACTATATTTATATATACTGTATATATGTATTAAAATATATCCCAAAAAATATATGATTGTTCTGATAACTGCAAATATGTTTTAATATTTTTATATTAATTCATATTTTATGTTTTCATTCTAGCAAAAAAAATGTGAACTTAGTTGTGTATGTTAAATACAAAAATGTAAAATATTATGATTTTGATAATGTATTATTTTGTGTATAATAAGATTGAATTCTTCTCGATTTTAATCTTACTGTTGTAAATAATATGTGTATGAACTTTATCAGGGTAAACAATGCGTAAATAAGGTATATTGTTTACATCTCGTTTTAATTTAATATTTTGAATGGGTTTTAAAGTTTTATGGTAATCTAATAGATTACCACCGTTGTTAATTGCAGCAATGAATGTAATGGAATTAGAAGGGATATGTGAATGAAAAGACATGTCACAAAGAGTGCTCATTTTATAAGAGTCTAGTTTCTGTTTGTACTCTATCGGTAGTCGTTTTTGTACAAGAAGAATTTGGTGCACGTCATGTAGAGATAGATAAGGCAGAACAAATATAATATCTAAATCTTCTATTGGAGTAAACATATTTTAACGATTCCTGTTCTTCTACTGTTGTCAATCAATTTTTTAATATATTTGTTCTTCTTATTTATTTATCAAAATTAATCGTAGTTTCATTTTATTTACTTTTGTTTCGAAAGATATATATGTGATATAGATATATTAGATATTTATATAGTTATTCAAAAAAAAGGAGAAGGTAATAGTGTTGGATTTCTTTTATTCAAACAAAACCTTTTCACTGGTTTCCACGTCTTCTTCATTTGGCTGTACCTATAGTTGTTCTTCTAAAAGTTTGGCTCGGCACATGGGACAAATACCAGATCCTGGATTTTCGGAAGTGTAGTGAAACAAGAAACAATCAACACAGAAATGGTGACCACATTTCGTAGTGACTTTATTCAGTTCTCGCAAATTTGTTAAACAAATAGTACACTCATGAAAACCTTCTTCGTTTGGCTGGACAGGAACTACTTGTTTTTCACCACAAATACAGATTGGTCCTGTATTATCTAAGCCACACTTACCACATTTATCCCAATGGATTCGCTTGGCTGGTTTCCGAAACGGACAGGTCCTGTAATCGTGTGATTCACTGTGACACAAGACACACAATTTAATCTGCATTGCCCGATTTATTGCGTCTAGAGCGGATTGACGATTGAGTATATTCAACTCGTTTCTAGGGCAACCACGTCTATTATGACCAGTTTCTCGACATATGCCACATTGTCTGCGTCTGCTAGAAATCATTTGCAATATACCCAGTGTACACTTTTGCTTTTGGTTTTAGAAATGTGTATTTAGCAAAAAAAAAATCAATTTTACGTAAAAAATCAATTTTACGTAACGTTTTAACACAATTGCTCTATTGTATTATCAGTATAATATTTGTATCTTTGGAATTTATCCACGAAAGTATATACACATTGATCTTCGTCTATTCGAAAGTAATGAATTTTAGTTTCCAAATCTTCTTTTCGAATTCGTAAAGCATTTTTGTATACATTTATTACTTGATATTTTGCATTTTTTATTTGAAATTTATTTCCAGTTTGAAACTTTTGACATTGTCGAACCTGAATTTTGTTCTGTTTCTCTTTATTCTCAAGTGTATATTGTAATTCTTGTAATACTAACGAAAAGTTTTCTTGTATCGAAATCGAACCAACCCACCGATTATTCATAATTTGATATACACTATTAATGTTTCCGAATTTGTAAACTGAAGGTACATAATCTATATCAATTAGCATTTTGTACTCCATGTTTTTTTTATTTAATATTTGTGTTGTGTATATGGATTCTCGGAAAAAGCAAATCAGCTTACTGATGTATAATTTGGCAGTAATATGTTGTCTACTCAAATAAGAGCGAATACTGATACTTCTGCCCTCTGATTTTATCATGTTTGCGATAAAGTTTTCGTTTTGATTATATAAATCGTAGTCTGCGTTTAGATTAATGAAATGAATGAATCGCATTTTCATATCTTGAAAATTTACTCGATCTTTTTCGATTTGTCTCAATTTGAGACAATGATTGTCCTCCATACGGTATTTAGCAATTGTATCTGTAACCGATTTATTCAAATGTTTCCAAAACTTTTTGTCTCCACAAATGTAATCTACAACCAATCCGATTACGTCTCTGTAAAGACGTTTAGATATTAAAATATCCCGAATATTCATTTTTATACCTTTTATTTACGTACAGATCATTTACATAAAAATTTTCAATTTTATTATTCTAATTGTAAACTGTATAGGGTATTTATAATAAATTACACTACCAGCAAATTAAAATCCAAAGTAATAAAATTAAAAATTGAATTGATTGTTCATACTTCAAAACACCCAAAAACAAAAGTTAGAAATTATGGAAATTCTCCAGCAATATTTTCCTCGTGACATTGCCAATATGATTGACGACATGAAGTCCCAATGGGAACATGCTGAATGCCTTCAAAAATGTTTCGTCCCACTGCAAATTCAAGTTATTTTGCGACAGCTCCAACAAATCGAAGGAAGAACACTGAACCGCAACCAACAAGAATTGGATTGCTTGTACAAAGAAGCGATACCAAATTTGGAGTGGGCATTACAACTTTTGGCTCAATGTCAGTGCTGCGTTCTTCACCAAGAAAAAAAACCGACGTCTACCCATAAACTACAAAAATCCGAATATCGAGTGTGTTGTGCTCCCATCAAAAAAGAAGGAAATCGCAAATTGACTTGTAAATGTCCATGTCGGCACTTTGCACGAGGATTGACGCGTGCTCATTTGTATACTATAAAGGATCACGAAGAAGATAATCGGTGTATTCTACATGAAGTATTTCTATACACACACGAGGAATTGAAAAAACAGTACGCAGTATTGGCAGAATTAAACAAACGCAAAAAGCAAAAACTACAACAAATTAATTCATTACATAGTGATGAAGATTTTTTAAAAAAATATGGAGAATATAAGTGTGAATATTTTCAAATCATTAGTGAAATTGAAGAACAGGAAATGGCAGTTCATGTATGTGAAGAAAAAGACACAGAAATTTCACATATGCTAGAAAACCATATATTGGATTTCCCTGATATTCGAAACGAACTTGACTCCATATTTACTGATATGTTCATTTATCCAGAATACGGTATTATGTATGATACAGATACGGCAGAAAGTGATATTGATAACACATATATGACAGAAAGTGACAATGATAACACATACATATAATCACTGCGGAACGATACAATGATAAAGATTTAAAATAAAAATTCGTCTCCATAAAATTTAACGATAATTACAATACTTTTTTCATTTTGCATAATCTGTATTTCAAAAAAATTAAACATTGTATAATATATTAAAATATATATGTCAGGATATGGATATGGGATTTGGTTGGATGCAAATAACTTTCCAAAACCAATGAAGCATATTCCTCATATAACTTTGGTTTGTAACATTCTGACAGAAAGTAAAGGAATATGTTTATGGAGAAAGTTAAAAGAGCAATTCCCACAACCGATAAAAATTCGGATTCTACCTAAAGCTCATATATTTGAAAGTACGTATTCAGAAAACGATATGTACACAAAATGCTGGGGATACTATTGTGAAGTAGTCGATTTTCCACAATCAAAACTAGACTTTGCAGTAAAAAGTACAATGCAAGAATATTGCATTTCTGGAAGTTCAAGTAGTCGTTTACATATTACAATGGGTTATGAAAATATTGACAAACTTGAAGATCTACAAAGTGTGATAGAATTAGAATGTCAAATAGTAGTCGCCAATATTTTGAACACATGTGAAAATTGGTATATACTGTGAAATGAATTCATGTAAATCTAGACATTCTCATAAAAATGAATAGAATTTGCAAAATTGAAATGAAATAATTTAAATAAATATGTTGTACAATAAAAATTAATAATTTCGACCAAAAGTCAAAATTCAATATGGATGCTCTACGTGTTCATTTTCCTACAGATCTAGCCAAGTTGATTCTACAGATATCAAATCATTCAGAACACAACGATAAACTGGAGTTGTGTCTAGGCTCTATTCAAGCCAAGATATTTTCCCAAAATTACCTACGTTTCTCTGATAAACTACGTGAAACTGGTATGGAACGTTGCGACAAAATCAAACGAGAATACCCAGATATCCAACAGGCATTGACAATATTATCAAAGTGTTCGTGTTGCATTATTCACAACAGTTACAAACCGAAGTCGTTTCAATTTCTAGACGCGTGTGAATATAGAATTTGTTGTTCGCCTCCTAAAAGTAAAACAAAAAAATCATGTGATTGTTCTTGTAGGCATGTAGCACGAAGTTTGATTCGTGCACATACGTACACTGATATAGAACATATTGAAGACAATCGCCATTTGTTGCACATTGAATACCTAAATTGCAAAGAAAATCAACAAACACAACATAAAAAACTACGTATTGCTACAGACAAAAAACTCAAATATAAAAACAAAATCGCTAGTAGTAATGCGTCTGATGCAACATACATGAAATATTATTCACTTGTAGACGAAGTACTAGAACTACAAACACAAGAGGAGTTTTACAAAATCAAAATAGAAGAGTTATTATTTGAACTCCATATGCACATTCATGATTATCCAGATGTATTTACAAATATAGACTCCATGTTTAAAAAATTGCAAACTTTTAAATAAAAATAATATTAGCAAAAACCTGTATATAGAAGGAAATGGCGTTGTACATAAAAGTAATTTAAAGCCATTTTTTTTACAAAATGTATCTAAAAAAAAGATGATTATACAATAGAAGAACAATGTTGAAAACAATTATGGTTGAATCTTCAGTACAAAAATTGTTAAGTGATCGAAAATTTGTAGATTATTGTAAGCAAGAGACTCATACTATTTTGAGTCATGGTTATATGACAAATCAGGATTTCATTAGTATTCTCAATATTATCATGTACATCTTCAGAAATAATGGATACCACAATATCCAAAAGGAAATATTTGCTGACGTATTTGAAGCGTTTGTTATTGAATTACTTCAGAAATATGGATACAATATGACAGACGACAAATACTCAAAAATAAGACAAGTTGTTCAAACGTATCCGAAAAAAAATATTTTCCATAAATAAGAATGCCGATTTTTTCTGCGTTTAGATCTAAACAAGAATCTCTCTTACCTACAACTATAGAAGAACAAGAATACGAAAAATTTAAAAAAATTTCCGATAAAATAGAAGTACATTACCAAAATCAAATCCAACAACTTATAACGAATACTGTTAGCGCACTAGAAACACAATTGCAAATTGAAAAAGAATCTAAACTGAATTCAGCGAAACAAAAATTAGATGCTAATGACTTTGCACTTTATGAAAAAAGTGTGGAAAATGCGTATACGCGCTATCGAAAACAACGCTTAGACGAAGTAGAAAAAATGTATCAAAACAGTGATCGTTTTATTAAAGCGCTTTTTAAAACTAATAGTAGAAAGCAAGATAAAGGTAAAAAACAGATTGAATTGGATGAAAGAAGAATAGATAAATTGATTCCGGAAAACGAACAGTATCTACATGATGAAAAAACTGATGAACACCGTGAGCACTTCAATACTATTTATCGAAAAGCCAATGATCGATTAAGGCAAAGTGTTTTGTCTAATAAAGGGGGGAAATTTAAATCAAAGACAAGAGCAAAATCAAAAACACATAGATATTCTAATAAAAGAAAACGAACAAAAAAAGAAAAATAAATTATTGTGTAATATTATATGATAGCATTCAAAGTATCAAACGCATTTAAAACTAAATTTAAAAAACACGAAGATTTGATGTATACATTGTACAATTATATTCATACAATAATTGACAATTCTTGTAAATACAATTTATTTGTTCATTTTGACTTGGTGTCAACTCAACATGAACAAGAGCAATACGACGCATATACAGTAATCCACGAATGGAACCACAACGATTTTCCAAAACATTCAACTATTTATGTTGCAGATTTTGTTTCTAAAAAACATTTTTATTATACTTTACTTCATGAACTATTTCATGCTTTAGGCTTAATGTATATACCCGGAAAAAATACACGATGGAACAATTTAATTAATATTCCAACACACGAATACATCGGTAAAGAAAATAGTAAGGCGATATATTATTATCAAAAAAGTACAAATACAAACAAAACAACAATTCCACTACAAAAATCGGATAATTCCGATACATTCACAGATTACCACCATTTAACTGAATCTATTAAAGACGTGTTCAGTTCACCTTTATACTATACAATATCTCCAATCACCCTTGGATTATTAGACGATTATGGATACAATATAAAGTTTAGTCATTGATCATATTAAAACATATATCATCATTTTGAGAATCGTATATAACAAAATAATTACTTGGCTGCAATACATAATCTATATACGAAGGTTGAGAAATTGGAGAATTTGGTGGAGTTGAAAGTGCAAGTAAACTTGTGCGACACATTGGACATACATGCGAATATGGATTCGAGCTAGAATAATGTTTCAGTATACATTCAAGGCAATATGTATGTTTACATTTCGTAATCGCCAAGTTTTCTTTTTTTAATTTGCAATAACATATACAACATTCCATAGTACCTTATTTTAAATAAAATCCAATTCTTAATATAATTTATTTCAATTTTAGTGTTTGTTGAGATTAAATGCTTGTACGATAATTGAAAATACTTCATATAAATATAAAATTGAATTTACTTATGTATAAATATATTGTTACAATAGTATTTATATGAATTACTTGTATGAGAATGAACCTTGTTATAAAATTACCGGTCCAAATGCGGAATATGTACGCAATGATCAATTACAATACTTCTTGGAAGAAACCAAAAATATACTGATTGATTCCAAATGTATATATAATGAAATACCTGAAAATCATTTGATCGAAATTGTTAAACACTGTATATTGACTCATATACCAGATTCAATGAAAGATTTTGGATCATATAAAGGATATGCCATATTCGGTTTAGATAATCAAATAAAACAGAGAATTAGAAATCTAATTCGAATAGAATTAGATCATTATACATGCTAAACAAATAAATATAGTTTCCATTTTCTTACTTCGATTTATATACCATCCCTAGTTGTGGATGCTTAGAACCGACGTATGTTTTTCCACCATATGTGAATGAAGGCATATTATTTTTTTTTGCTTTAATCATAGCTTGAAAATATGCGTTGACTTTTTTCTTAGTTTTTGTTTTCGATTTTGTTTTCGATTTTGTTTTCGATTTTGTTTTCGATTTTGATTTTGAGTTTGATTTTAGCTGGGTTCGTCTCCCACCAATTGCAAAACTTTCTTTATCTCTATCTTCTAGTATTTGAAGTCTATCTTGGAATTGTTGAAGTTGTGAACGCAGTTCATCGATTTCATGAGTTGTCATATATGTATATATAGTGTATGTAAATATATTAAATTATTCTTGTTCGGATTCAAATATCGAAATAGTAGTGGATTTGGATTTGGATGTACGATTCATTTTTTTCAAATACGAAAGAATTGTTTGTCTGGCTTCTTGTTTGGAATTTTCATTACCATTAGTGCTGTTATATTTAAAATTTAAAACATTTTGCAATTTTGAAATTGCATCTAACTTGTATTTTAACATGTCTTTCTATATAGTTGGAAAAGAATGTTAAAAAACGTTGCAATGAAATAATATATATATACACAATGTAATAAAAAACAACATGGAATCTACAATAGTAGAACCTAAAAGTACATTATCCAAAACAGAACCTGATATAAAGACACTTAAAAATGAAGAAACAAATAAATGTGAGTATATGAATACAGATATCTTTAATCCTAAACTACTTTTTACACAATTAGGCATTGCATTATATCGAAATAACGATTGTTTTGAAAACATAGATATTCGTAGAATATCGCACCATGATCAAAGTTCTTTATTTGTACATGTATCCACGAATACTAAAAATCTACAAAGTATAGAAACGATCGAATTCCGTGAGTACTTGCAGAACATAAAAAAATTAATTTTTCAGGATGAAAGATTAGTTGCTGCAACTTTGAGAAAAAGGTGTATTCAATCTACCAAATTAGAATATCTAATGTACGAATACCCAGTAGGTGAAGAATTAATACTCTTCAACACAACATTAGCTCAAGAAACTATCAGTTCAAAAAGTTCAGATAATGATAATTCTATTTCACTTGAGTACTTTGACGAACCTGACGAAGACGAATGGGATATGTGTACGAAACAAGAATTACATTTAAACAGGGAACAACCTCGGTATTGGTGTATATTTCCATCTAACTCCAACAAAGATTCTACAGAATATGAAAATGTCGTCAATACTTTATTTTACAGTGTATTAGATGATTACGATATCAAACGTGTTTTGAATCGGGATATTACACTCTGTTACAGAGTCATATTTCAACACCCAATCTTACACAAAGGGATTGTCCGTTCAAAAATCCACATAATGGAAGTTAACCGCATCGAAAAAGAAAATTGTAACGGTAAACATGTCATTACACCAATTAATGTAAACGATTGCGATATTGTTAATTATTTACAATGTTTGTCCAGGTCAAATCCAATACATAACGTTTTAAAGCCTCAACAATATCTGGGAAACGCATATTCGAAAATTGGTGTTTGGGAAAAATGTTTGAATCTTCCAATTCATAGTCGTGGGATTGAAGTACTTCATGGTTCTAATATAAGAGTTATGTACAATCCATTACATAAGTTTCAATATTGTACACATAGCATATGTGAATGCTTCCAAACCGTATATAAAAAAATTAAAAACTGCTTCAGAACCAAAACACCCAAAAATGTTATTGCTTTGTAGTCATTTTATCCCAAATTATGTAAACAATCACTAAAAACCAAGAAAACAAGTTAGTAGAATTACTACTTTGAAAGATATTTGCGCAATGCGAATCAAAATACCATTCTAAATAATACGTGCATAACCCCCAAATCGAAATAACCAGCCAGAACGATTTGTGTTTTATCCAATCTCTACATGAATGTACTTTCAACATTATGGTTGCTACTATTCCGAATAAGACCAATGAAACACCTGACCAAGAAATTATGGGATAAAACCATTCACAGGAGTTCGTGGATAGCGTTTGAAATAAAGCTATGAATTCTACAGTAAAAACACCCAACAACATATGAGATAAAGCGTACAGTATGTAATTTACATGCACTGTTGTCAATTTGGTACGAAGACGCTGGAATAGAGAGTAAAATACGCCAACACTAAATAGAGACGCAGCTAACCTGAAGCTGGTGTCTATAAAAGTTTTCGAGTAATATCTATTATTTTGTAAATATAGATATTCACTATACTCGTTAGAAAACGTACAAAAGATAAATAGCCAGAACATGGGACGACACCAATGTGTTTTTACCGAATACAGAACAATATAAAGAATTACGAAAGATAAAAATATCCAATTGATATACATATTTGTATATCCTTCTTTAAGTTGATCGTGAAAAAGTGTAAATTTGTCTTGGAGGATATCTATTGTAGTTGTTGTATGTTTTGTCATATTCATAAAGTTGTTATTATATTAATATGACAAAAGTATTTCAAAACACGAAATAAAATACTCGATACGGGGATTGAACCCGCGACCAATGGATTAAAAGTCAAACGCTCTGCCGACTGAGCTAATCGAGCAATGTGATATATAAAATATATTACTAATATTCGTAATATCTTTAAATTAATTTACAAATAATTTGAAACGTATTCAAAAAAATGGTAGTATATATTTAATTCCGATATAACTAACAATAAACGTGAATATAGTATTGACGCATTCTGCTGTATTCACGTCGATTAATTCATAATACGGTTGTAAATCAGGTATATTAGAAGCATATTTGAATCCGTTCGCGACAAAACAAGAAATAGGAAGCGCAATTAGCATAAAATAGAACGATTCCCTTGCTGTTTTAGGGATAAGATAACCCAGAAACCCTAGAGAAGTTAACATAGACAAGGTTAACACGAAACCTTTTTTTACACAATTATAAAAAGCAACTTCTGTTATACTTCTGTTGTATAAATACGGCTTGAGTGATTGAAGTATTGGAGTACTGATAAAATTAGCGATAGGTGCTCTAGTCATATCAAACATAAGCACCGTAGTTATAGCAGCTATGATTACGTTGGAAGCTAAAAATGTATGTGGTTTCATACTTGAAATAGTATATATTATTGTTTGGATTATTATTATCATTATTCACAAATTCAAATATTCATTATCTTAGTTTAATATATGGATACTTCAATTAAAAATCAAATACAAAATTCAAAAATGTTTCTGAATAACTTAAAAGATAAACAATTGAGTTCTTTTCTAGAAGGGGTAAAAGAAGGTGAAAAAAATCCCCTTCTGGCTATAAATGTACCTTTCAAGTTAGTCGATTCTCAAAAAATTACACAAGATAAATATAAATTATTTATTGATTCACTTCAACAATCTCTTCAAGAGAATAAAAATTTAGTGCTTAAAAATAAATGTAAACATAAAGGTGGGTATCTTAAAAAACAACAAAAGTTTACACGCAAAACCAAAAAACCTAAGCAGAAAAAAAAAACAAAAAAAAAGAAAATGTATGTGAACTGTAATAATAGTGCTACAAATCTGAATCGATAATTTTATGTAATGACGCGAATTTTGATTGACTATGTTTAACTAATTTTAGTTGTAGTTTAAAATCTGAACCTTGAAAATCAACTAAATCTCCTTGCTCGTCGTAAATACTTATTTTTATTTTTGAGATAGAACTTGGACCAGAGTAGGATTTTTTATATTCGAAATCTTCATGGTATTCACTTATATATTTCCCTTGTTGAATAGAATCCACAGGACTCCCTCTTAAATCAATAACAGCAAACGCATTTTTTATGCGTTGAATATTTTTGTTTTGTATAGAATTCTGAATTTCGTCTAACAACAATTTAATATCAGATGTTTTCAGAGTACTTTTAAACGAACTTTGAATATGTTTTTGTAATACGTCGCTTTCGTGGTGTAGGTGCTTGTTCGCTTTGATAAATTTGGTAATTTCTTCAATGTTATCATCATTGATATTTTTAGTTTGAATATACTTTTGTAAACAATACGTTAAATCGTTGTTCGTTGTGTTATATTTTGGTAAAGGTAAAATAATAGGCGCCTCCGAACTATTTGTAATAAAATCGTCAATATGCAAATATAAACTATTCGGATACATATAAATATGTGCTTCTGCTCGTGTTGGATTTGTTGTTATGGTAAACTCGGATTGTCTGAACCCAAGTTTCCATCCTAGAGTATGATTCATGTTGACTTTTGAAAATGTATCCGAAAATGAATCATGAAATACAATATGCATTTCTTCTGTTGTTGACATTATTTGAAGTTTGTTGCTTTTAGTGTCGTATACAAAAGTAATAGTATTACTAGTCTTATTGTTTAGTAGATTAACTACAACATTATTCAGTGTTGAACCGTCAAGAGTATTTAAATCTTCGTCTACAAATGAAACCTTTGTATATCCTTCATAATGCTTTGTTGGACTGTGTTTGAAATCACACAGTTTTTGTTGAACCTGTTTTGTTCCCACATAAAAAAAATTATTTTGTTTATTGTCGTCGAATATTTTCCATGTAAGAGGAACATCAATATTATGTAGCGACATTGAAACAACTTGTTTGGTTTCAGGGATAGCAAATATTGAATTATTTGCGGATTGGGATAAATTGTTGCGAAAACGCGTATCTAAATATACAAATTGCTCAATGAATTCATTTTCGTGTTCACGTGCTATTTCAAATTCTTTTTGAGATATTTTTTCGGTAAGGATTTGAAATACCTTTTCCAAATACAATTTTACATATCCTTCTTTTGCATCAATAACATACGAAGCATATTGCTTGATATTTTCGAGGTGAATAATTTGATTTTTTTTTTGGAACAATGACATTAAATCACGGATACTATATGAACTTGCACGCAATAGGTATCCAGATAAAATTTTGCTTCCAGCATTCTGTAAAAAATCATGCATACTTTTGTCTTTTTTCTTGTGTATCAAATTTTTCATGAATTCGTCTATTTTTTCTAAATTTTCTACATCTGTATCATTGGAATCTATACTAAATAATTCAAACAATTCATTTTCAGAATAATTATCAATGTTGTAATCTTTATTGGTCATTACATATTACATCAAGCGTCTAAAAAAAATATGAAAATTGAACTGAATTTAAATAGTTGTATTTTCAAGGATGTCAATAAGTAATGGCTGTAAAGGTACACATTCAAAAATATCATTGGGTATCTTCGTAACCCAGGTCGAACGTTTCATATGAGAACTTCCGTGAAATAATATCCAGTCTAGACGTCTCGTCATTTTTAATTGTTGTTCACTCATTTCTTCTCGTTTCAGAAGATACTGTCCTTCGTAAATGTGTCGATTATATTCTTTGTTATGATAAATCGAATAATCTTTCTTCCATTGTATGTGATTTGTAATTAATCCAATCCCAGAAACATATCCCGGATATTGCTCATGTTGTTTACTCACATTTACCATTTCAATAATGAAAACATTTGAATTTACAGGAATTGCTTCTGATATAGGTATTGGAAATCCGTATACACAACCACTGATTTTATGTTTCTTACAGTACATCTCATTTTCTAATTTGGTATGAGGATTAAAACGTGCTGTTCCAACATAGTAGGTAGAGTGATTATGTCTGAACATTTTGAATTTTACAAATTGTGAAGTGATGAAATAAAAATCAATTTTTTGAATTTAAGTTTTCAGACTCAATTGAACCTAAAGTGCAAAATTGAATTTAAAATTATTTAATTGAAGAATATAACTAAAATCAATATTAATATCAATATCGATACGTGATGACGTGTAAATCAAGGTGTAGCATATGCAATAATACAGGACACACTAAACGTAAATGTCCTTATTGTTGTGATCCTGAAATGAATACGCAAGCAGTCTATTGTTATGATTGCACGTATGTAAGCATTCCTTATAAACGTTTGATTGTTGTATACGACGTGGAAGGTAAAAAACATGATGTAAATAACGAATTTTGTGGGCTTTGTGAATCGAAAGAAATTGTAAAATTAAAAACAAAAAAAGTTACAATTAAAAAAAAAATAAAAAAACACACAAAACATTCTACGGAATCGAAAGAATCCATAGAAAAAGAAACTTGCTGTATTTGTTTTGAAGAATACGGAAACAATACTAATTTTGCGGTGACTTTATGTGGTCACAAATTTTGTCTTCAGTGTATTTTAAAACATAGTAAAGAACAAGACAAGTGTCCCATGTGTAGAACAAATTTGTTCATACACCAAGAAAAAAAGGTACATGAGGAGTGGAAGGTAAATTTATTATTAGATATTCGTGATCGTATAGCACAATAGGCAAAATATTATGTACATAATGTAAATAATGAATGTAAATAATGTACATAATGTAAATAACGTTAATAATGTAAATAATGTAAATAACTTTTTTTATTGTGGAGAATAAGCAACAATTTTATCAGAATTTTTTACTACCAGATTGTATATTTTATCATGTACAAATGATATTGGAATTGTGTCTGTTGTGACTAAGTTTTGACGTGGAACATATATTGTTTCATAGTAATTCAAATCTACCATGTATATTTTTTTTTTGGTATCACTCCACCTCAAGAATGCTTGAATAATATAGTTGTGAATACGTTTAATGAACGTTTTTATTTGTTCGTTCGTCCAAATGATCCAATCCGCTTTGTTACTATCAACAACATCGAAATAGTCCCGAATATATATTTCTTGCTTGTGATTAAAAGCTTGAATTGGTGTTTCTTCTCGACCATTCTGAAATAGCCCATTCAATATTTCAACAACACCAAATTTGACGTTATTGTTAGAGAAAATCGATTCTAATATATCGTCTTCATTTAGGATTCGAAGCTTGTTATCTATCCAGTTCAAAAATGTTGTATTTATTTTAATATTTTGTCGCAACCAAGACACTGAATCTATTTTTCTCAACTGAATTTGTTGTCCTTTTTTTAGTTGCTGTATATCTTGAATGATTTTATCTTGTCTTTGTAGAATAAGAAGAATCAATTTATACATATTCATCGGAGAAGGTACATCAACTTCTTTTTCAAACTCAGGTTCATGTAAATCGTCGGATTCATGTGAAATATCAAGTCTCGTTCTTGCATATGACATGTTTTTACATAGAATATAATGACGATCAAAAGCATGTTTGCGAACGTAGGTTTTCCCACAAAACGTGCATTGATGTGAATTCATGAAGTTTTTGTTTCAATTATGTACTTATATAACATGTTAAATCAATTTTATTGGTTTTTAATCTCATTCAACGATACAAATTTTTCATATAGTCAAAACAATATTGACAAAATGATTTTGGTTTATGTTTAGGCTTATGTTTAGCCTTATGTTTAGGCTTATGTTTATGGTTTGGTAGCTTTTGTTTTGCTTCAAGACTATATTCCGTCTCCGATTCTAGAATGCTGATACTTTTTTCCATATTTTCTGGTATATCAGTTCTCAGATCATATGTTTTTACTACATGTGTACCTGTGTCTTTGTACAACGTTTTCATAATTTTACTAAGTGAAGTCAGTGTAAGTTTTAACAAGAATTTTTTGAGTACAATAAAGCTAATATGGGTTTCGTTCTCTGGAGTTATGATAGAGTAGGCTAAAGTCAAATCATGATTACTAATATTTTCGTACGATTTAGCTATGTTTTCAAATGTGTTTAGAGTGATTTTTCTATGTCCACTCTCTGAAATTAACGTTCTACCTAAAATGCGTAGATGGGTCGCCAATAATTCTTCTCCATAGCCATTTTTAAAATCAATTCGCTGCAAAATATATACAGGTTCTTTAATATTAGGTTCATAAGTAATTACATTATGAATAAAATCATCAAAACGAATTCTGTGCATGTGATGTATTTAGAAAAATGTACGAATGTATTTATATATTTTCACTTTACATATTAATGGTGGCTAAAACTCACAAAAAAAAAACGCGTGGTTGGAATAAAACACGGAAAAGTATACCCACACTAAAAAAATCATACTCACCACAATTAAACAAATATCTCTTACCTGAAACAACTTTAACTAATCGTATAGATTTCCATAGTTGCAATCCTGGTCAAATCCGAGTAAAGAAGCATGGATACAAATGTATGAATCTCAACACAATCGCAGCGAAACAACAAATGCTGAAACTGCTGAACAGGAAGTTGGTGATACGGCATATAACCGCACCAAAACAAAAATTATCAAATTGTTGGTTTAATACAATGTTCATGTGTTTTTTCATTAGCGACAAAGGTCATAAGTTCACTAAAATATTGCGACAGATTATGATAACCGGAAAACGACTAGACGGTAGTACTCTCGATTCTCAACTTATTCCTATATTTTTGCGATTAAATGTAGCAATTCAAAGTTCTTTCAACAATGTAAGCGACCGGTATTATTTATTAAATGATACGAATAGAATTATAGCTTCTCTGGCAAAATACTATCCAGACGAATACAGAATAAATACCATAACCAAAGCTGGTGATTATGGAAATCCATTGTCTGCGTATGATACCATGATTCGCTATTTATTTGGAACTACAAATAATACACACGTGAAAGATATATTTGAGTACGATTTTAAAAACATATTACATAATCGTATGCCTATTCAACACGATATTATCGCCGTTCACCTAGACCAAGACATAGAATATATAGAAAAGCCACTTGAACTATTAGATTCTAGAAATCGCATGTGGCGGTTAGACAGCGTGATCGTTTCAAACGAAGAACATTTTATTTGTTTTGTCACTATAAATCAGAAAGAATATGGATTTGACGGTGGATCTTACTCTAAGTTGCAACGTATTCGATGGAAGGAAAACATCAACAAAAATCAAAATTTCAATCTAGATAAAGGACGTAAATCGGTCAATGGTTGGTCATTTAATTTCACAAAAGGATATCAGATTTTATTGTATTATAGAATTCGTTAAATAGATACATCTAATCCTACATTATTGTAATACTGTTTATCATTTATGTAAGTATTAGTTCCATTTTGTAATTCATTCGCTACATATTCTTCGTTTAAATTTGACACATAATTATAAGCTGATTTTATCTTTCCCCAAGTATTTTTCAAAGCGTCATAAGCTGATTGCTTCACTTCATTTCGGGTACTATCACTGTACATGTTGAAAGAAATACTATCCATTAAAGAACTAGAATATTCGTATAATTTATTGGAATAAATATCCAGGTCACTACAACTGTCTTCATCTGCGTTTCTACTCACACTTTTCTGGACGGATTCTTCTACTTCATCATTGAAGATTGAGTTTACGATAGAAGGAGTAGAGTCTGCTACTTTATTGTCAGAATTTATTACTTCGAATTCGTCTTGTTTTGGTTGTTTCTTGTTTTTGTAGAAAAAATTCATGTGGTATATAATATATTCTCAGTATATTTATTTAAATAAATAATTGATTATTCAATTATCCAAACGTATTCTCGTTTGTGTAGTTCAAATATACAAATCCGTCATGGTCGCGATATTGATTGAATAATTCGGCAACGCTCATAGACGAAGGCACTAATACATTATCATTAACAAAAAACAGTAAACTCTGTTGTTGATTAAGATTAAATCGATTTCTTACGACAATAATGAATTCAAAAAATGTCATATCTAACGAAACTAAAAATTTGCGTTTGTGAATGTAAGGAGTAGCGTCAGACGCTGATTTGGAACGTTCCAATATAAAACACCCTTTATTTGGATATTTCGACAACATTTGCGAAGATTCATTTTCTCGTGCTTCGAATGTATGCTTTTCTTTAAAAGGAATGATTTCAGACATTTATATCTATATAAAACTTAAACATTTTAAATAAATTATGTACTTATTATGTAGAATATGAATATTGAAGTAAATCACAGTATAAGCAAAACCATACCTAAATCTTTAAAATTTCGTGCATGCAAAAATGAAATTGAATCATATCATACGTGTATTTTAAATGTAGCAGAAAAATACACACGTAATAATGCAGATATGTTTGATCATGATAAAGTATATCTTTGCGAACCGTATTTAAATACTATTCAATCATGTATGAAACGTATCGAACGAACATAAATACCTTTCTTTCAAAAAATAATTTTAAAAAATTAAGATAATATTAATTACCACACAAAATGCAAGATTTGTTTGATTTTTTTAAAGTTTCGATAACAGTAAGCGTTGGATTAGGATTAGGATATGTAGGGTGTGCCTTAATATATGCAATGAAAACGAAAACGATACTAGGGATTGAAGCACCACCACCTTTACAACCAATTAAATATAGAGATAGATACAAATTAGATTTAAGTGGGGATAAATTGGATGATGGTGGATTCGAATCTGTGAAACACCGCGCTATTTATGAATATTCCCCGAATGGTGGAATTATGTTGAAATACAACGACGAAGACCACATATTTGAATATTGGGGAAGTAGTACAATCTCGTATGAAGCACTTTGTGTGTCTATCCGGAAATATTGTTTACAATTCCATTGTATACATTTATATCAAGATTCTGAGCAAGAATCGGACAAAAAGGATAATGACAAAAACGAAATCGCTGACGAAGATAGGGAATTATTTATTTTCAGCAATCCTAAAAAACCAACAGAGAAAAAAACTATTGACGATATCAGTGGTAACACAAAAGAAATAAAACAAAAGCTACCTAAAATAAAAATACGTTGTATAGGTACACTAGAAGATTATGATATTCTTACTGGTGATAAAAAATATATAGACGATTCTACTGAGATTATTAGCTGGGCTGAGTTCAAAAAAATAAAAGAAAATATGTAAAAATGCATTTATTTATACTTTTCTTTTCTCTTGTAACTGTTCTAGTCGATATTTCATTAGAAGCATTATATCCATTGAAAGTATAGGCACTTTAATTCGGATAAACGAGCGATTTTTATTTTCTGGGTGCAGACATACAAGACACAACAAATCAACTACTTTATTGTACTTAGATTCTAATATAAATCGATAAATATTCAATTGTAATGTATAGTGCCAGAAATTTGTATCTGGTATACTCGAAACACTATCTACAATGGAAAATTTTTGCCAGGGATTTGACTTTTTGATTTCTTTACTGCGTTTCCAGTCAAAAATTTTTAAAGTATTTGTATTTGGATCCTCGAATACCATGTCAATGGATCCTGCGAACAAATATTCTTCGTGAAATATAGTCCATTCTGTTCTAAAAGGAATCCAATGCTTTTCACTAGCATTTATTAGTCGATTTTTTTCAAACTCTAAGAAGTAGCTATATTCAACACTCTCATCGTTCACGTGGTTATTATTATAAAAACACTCGATATGATAATGCATGGTTGTTCCTAAACGAGCCGCATTATCTCTGTTATGTTCCCATTCTGCTTTAATTTCATCATCTGTCTTTCCAAAGTACTTAGATTTACTATAATTCTTCCCTTTTTTTATATTTTCAATAACTTTGTCAGCATCAAACGCCTCAAACAAAGTATGAATCCAAGTGGTGACAGAAGTAAATTCGTGTTCATTTGAAATACCAGGGTAAGTAATGGTATATGTATGATCGTGTTCCCGAAATTCTATAAATTTATCACGGGGGTGATCATGTTTCATTGCTAACGTATTCATATTTAGTTTGGTTTGATTTATGACAAAACAAACGTAAAAAATCAATTTTATAAATAATTCAAACACATCATAAATACATATTACATATGTAAATAACATATGTATTTATGACGCCCCAAGGAGGGATCGAACCTCCGACCTTTCGGTTAACAGCCGAACGCTCTACCTATTGAGCTATCAAGGCAATCAAAATGAAGCCATAATGTGGAGTTGAACCACAGACCTTTTGCTTACAAGGCAAATGCTCTACCGACTAAGCTATTATGGCAGGTCTATAATATACGCTTATGTTGATAACAACATAAGTATTTAAATTGTTTTTTGGGAAAAAGGTTTTTTAAATGGATGTGAAATCGGTTTGCTTGTATACGATTCGTTTTGTTCACTTCCTTTTTCTGTTTTACATGATTCCACTCTATCATCTTCAGGATAGATTCGATTTCGTTTCCTGAAGATATTTTGGATTTCTTGAATATACGTCATAGTCTCGTTATATGTAGTCTCTATAAAGTTTAAGTCAATACCGATCATACTTAGAATAGGTTTCAATAATTTCATATCTAAAACACCTTGGTTGATAAAAAGTTCCATCGAAGTATCAATAAGTGATATCACAGAAACAGCATATTCTGTAAGTTTAAGGATAGAAACAAAATCATTATTTTCGTCCACAAATCCAGTTATTTTCAAATCGTTTCCAGATAATTCATTCCCAGAAATTTCAATTTGTACGTCTTTCAAAAGCTGTAACAGCGCTCCATAGACTACACCTAACTTGAAAAATATATCTTTTGAGTGTTCATTTATTTCTTGATTTACATTGAGTATTTCTGTATCACTACCACCTTTCATGAATGCATGATATTGTTTCTCTAAGTATTGTTTTTCATGTTCTAACCAAGATTGGTATAAAGAATACGACAATAATGGCGAAACCGTATTTGGTCTATTTTTTCTCCCACCACCCACAATTTTTTTATCACGTAGTATATTTTCCATTTCAATGTATTTACGGATGTACAAAGGATTCAAATTTTGGATGAAAATATGTTTATAAAGTGAAAATAATTCTAAAAAAAACGTTAGAGTTTGTGTATCTGCATTTATATGCATTAAACGAATAACTGTATCAATAAATACACTATCCGTTCGTTTCAAAGTCGCATTGTATTGGACTATACCTTTTTTCAAAAAAGTAGATAGAATATGTTGCTGTGTCATTACAATATAAAAGTATTTTTATTTTTGTTCTTTCTCAAACGTAATATATCCATTTGTTTGATTTATCCAAAACGAATCTTTGAATTCTTCCTTTATGATTTCCATTGCTTGGATTTCCTCTTGGTCTAAACTATTGATAAACTTATCTTGGAGTTTGTATTGATTACGTTTCACTTTGATTGTCTTGGGAGGCATTATTAATCTATGATAGAAGAACATATCGTATTTAGATTCAATTTTAGCAATATTTAGAAAATAAGCATTTTATGTAAAATTGAAATGAACGCTTCTACAGTACAATTTTCAAAATGTCTATCTATCGTTTCAAATTAGCTGAAGAACTCTTAGATACAATGAAAGTGTTTGCTGACATACACGCTCTAGACGATTTAAAAACGTTCAAAGAATCATTTGAAAAATGGTACGAAGACAACACAGATATTGTCCAATGTGAATCCGATCGACTAAAGCAAATAGGATATAAAGGTGAGCTGAAAAACAAAATATTCAAAAGTATACGATACTATTACAGGAAAAAACCAAAACAAGAAACTAAACCACCAAATGAAAAACCAGCACGAAAAAAGGTGTTTTGTATATCGTCTGAAGTACTTGATTGTATGGACAGAATTATTAAGAATCAATATACCCAAAAACCTTCTCAATTATTTGAACAATTCTTAGACCAATACCAAACCCACCCTGAAGTAGAAGGATACATTCAAAAAGACATATTGAAAGTAAAAAAATCATTCAAGAACAGAATGTTCAAACATAAACTCAACATACTTAATTAATCTTCTTGGTATTAATATATATTATACATGAACGGAGGGAAAATAATAAACGAAGGTGCATATGGCTGTATATATAATCCTGCTTTGAAATGTTCAGAGGATGAACAAAAATATGCATATCGAAAAAATAAAATCCATAAATTACAAATTCATAACGAATACTCCGAAAACGAATTAAGCATAGGAAAAGCAATATCCAAACTACCGGACTACGAAAAACGCTTTTCACCACTGTACTCTAAAAATGAACTATGCACCAAATTAAAATTAAAGCAATTTAAAAATGGTACTTTACACGATTGTTCTATCATGGCGAAACATAATCCGACAACAAAGGTTATGCTATTAGAGGGAAATTACATAGAAAACGCTACAGATATACAAGAATTCGTACAATCTCTAAAAAATGAATGTGAAGTCTTGAATAAATTTATACATATTTTTTCGTATGTGACTCAATCAATTCAAGTTTTATTACAACAAAACATCATTCATTTTGATCTGCGTAATCCGAATATTGTGTATGATAAATCCATCCAAAATCCTATCATATTAGATTTTGGAATATCATTCAATGTAAAAGATATGATTTCTGATTATGAACGTGTATTCATCGGATATAATCCCAAATACTACATTTACCCTCCTGAAGTGTTGCTGGTGAGTCATTATATCTTCGACAACAAGAATGACAAAAGAAATACTCAGTATAGCATATCTAAAGTATATTCAGATACCGTGAAGAATTACTTGTATACAGATATACTACCTGAAAACATAAGAGAATCGTACAAAATAAAATTAACTACTTTATTTGAAACCATTCAAGATAAAAAAAGTGTTGAAGCTATACTGAAAACGTACTTGAACTCAAAATATTATCAAACATGGGATATATATATATTCAGCGTATTTATTTTACGGACAATCCAAAACGTATATCAAAATACCACAAATACATACATCGAAGAGCTTAAATATTTATGCTATCAATGTCTTAATCCTATTCCCAGTGAACGCCCTTCTATTGAAGATGTTATAATTCACTGCGAAAAAATTGACAATTTGTTCAACGATCACAACAATAAACTACGCAAACTCAAAAAACAACAGTCTAACCCTGAATCACTATCTTCATCAGTTGAAGAATACAGTTTACGCGATAGTTTGTGAATTCACATAATATTGTATTCTATGTCTACAAATAGGGCAATTACTGGAAAAATTGGTGATCCACTCCAAAATGTTTTCCCTGGAAAAGTAGTGTTCACACGGTAACTTTATGATAGTGTCACCAAGTCGAAAAGGTTCAAGTGATATAGGACAATGAGTTTCGCTGAGACCAGAATAGTACTTAATTTCCTGCGGAGTGGATACTGGATTAGAATGAATACAAAAACGAATATTGTTGTATTCATTCAAAATTTCATATAGAGTTTTCATACTGTTTATATCTCTCGGTGTATCTTTTTATGTAGATGCAACATTACATTTCAAATCGTCTACTGTAAGCAACTGAATCATAATATCATATACCAAATATTTGTATCTGGGAGAATTGAGGATATGGAGATAATTTGTTTTGGTGTTTATTTTTCGGGCACCACTCGATATTGAATCTGGTTTAGTTTTTGCTTTTGAACTTGGTTTCCTTGCAATACAACGAATAACTGTATTCAAATTATCTTCTTCGAAATACAATAAACCCGGTTCGTTTAGATTTTTTTGATCCATTTTCATGCTAGAAATATTATACAGCACAAGTAAGGGTTTATATTTCAGACTTTTCAGACAGTTCACATTGTATTGTCCGAAATTATTTGAAATCATTATAAGTGTCATGTTGTGAATACAGTGTATACTGTTCGGATATGCAAATATAATATCGTCAAAAATTTCTTCAATTGTGGTTACCACTTGGACGAAATTAGTTAAATCACCACGGTGTGTCTGTAAAACCATATCTACTTTTTCGCAAAAATCACTACATGTACTTAAATCTACCACGGAAATTTTCGCACTAAACACCACCACCCGGTCTTTGAAAGGACCACTTACTTTTTCTGAAAGATAAATGCCAGTTGCTATTGCCTTATACAATGTGGAATTATTGTTGTGCTCCATTGTTCTACTCATGTCTATAATAGGTAAAGTAGAATGAAGAGTATATGGTGTATACAAGGTTATCCAGCAGTTTTGGAGAATCAAACGTGGAAGAGAATTTAGTTTGTATTTTTTTAGTTGTGTAACTTCTACGGCTTTTTTCACTAACGAATGTATTGGAAATGTGTATTGTGTATATGTCTTTTTTCCACGTATTGTTTCATTTTTCAGTTTATTGTAAGAACAATATAAATTTCTGTAAGCATTGTTCTTCTGATTGATGAAAGACCAAAAGTACTTCAATTGCGTAGATATAGACATATTGTATATCTCTAGTTTGTCTGCGCTTTTTGTGGACTCGTAATTTATGAGATTTTGACTTAAACGTTGTACTGTTTTCCTAAAATATCTAAACTGCAAAGATTTAGACATGTGTATTGAAGTTTGCGAATGTGATTGTACATAATACGTTTCAGCAATACGCTGAAAAAGCCATTTAGAGCGACTGCGTTCGCGAGGACACCATTTTAAGGCAAGGTAGGAGTAATAATTTTGGGTCTGTTCGTTCTGAACTACTTTTGTGTTGTCTTCACAACGAAGTGAAATTTTGTGTATTTCACGTACAAATAACGAGACACAATATTCAATAAGTTCATGATTTTTATTATTGGTGCGTTTATACACATACTCCGCGAATAATTTTATATCTTTCCATGAGCCATATGGTCTAACCCATTTATTTTTCGTGATATCACGAATGTTTACACAAGAAAATAAAGCTTGTTTCGCTAAAAGTGGCAAATATTGGTACCATACCCAGATGAACATATACGCTACATCTCGTTTCCCCTTGCCATATAATATATCACGAATATAACCAATTAAGGCATAACATTTTGTCAACGCGTCTCCATTTTCTATATTTCCAAACTTTGTGTTATCTGGTTGAGTACAACGTTTCATAAAACTGTGCAGCACATGCTCTGCAAAATCAATATTGCTAACAGTACATAAAAACGTTAGCATATCGTCTACATTGGAGCTACCGCATATGCATTTTGAGCTACAATTTGTAGAATAATTATTATTCGTTTTCAACATATACTCCAAGATATTAATATGTATTTAAGCCAGTATAATTTTCCCAATACCTATTAAGTATACATGAATTCGTTTCAAATTTTGAGTTTGAAGTTTCTGTTTGGCTGTGTTGGCTCACGTGTATTATTTTCCATATTGCTGCAATTAGCTCCAGAAATGCTTTCATATACGTTATGTGCTGTTTGTTTAGCTATATCGGTTGGTTTTGTTGTCATATGGGCAACAGGGGCACGAAAAAAAAAAGGTGCATTTGATAACAAAATATGGTGGAATTCATTACGTCTAGTTCACGCTGCGTTTTTTATGTTGACAGCTTGGTTTTTATACACAAAAAAACAGTATTTAGCATCTACTGTCATTTTATTGGATACAAGTGTGGGTATGATTGCTTATTTAGTAAATCATTATCACGAAGGTAATTTAGTGAAATTATTAGAGAAAACGAATTTACATCAACACTTTATTTAGTTACTATCATATCCTGGTTCATATATAAAACTATCTACATCACTGTCACTGTACATATCAGATTCAAATACAATAGGTTTATCTTTTTCCACACACCACACTTGATTAAATTTTCGATTGTCACTATCTTCGTCATCAGAAGACGTAGAATGATAATGACTCTGATCATATGTTGATAGATTGTCAAAGGAATCAAGACGTTTCGATTTTAAGGTCCATTCATTTAAATTGGGTATCAGATCTTTGTAGTTGAGGTCTGTTGCAGGAACGCATATTTTTTTCTCTGTTAAGGGAGGAAAAGCTTCCATTCTTCTACGGTATCTTTTTTTGTTGCTTTGCGCAATTTTATTGCGTTTGGCGTTGTTGTCAAGAACAGCGAATGAGTTTTGATAACGGAACATTTGATTTTTGCTTTTGGGAATTTTGATTTTTGGTGTAATCAGGATATAAAATTTCAATTTTGCAAAAATTATTCAAAATAAAGTATTTAAACATATAATTTGATTTTGAATCAAGTAAATTACAAAGTCATAAATTGTTTATGAGATTTCTAACAGCTTCACCAACATCACCCAAATCATATCAAATGAGTTTTATAAAACCAACACTACTACAGAAATCAGCAATATGAATAATTTATCAGACAAGTTACTTCAATATTGTACAAAATCACAGTATATACGTAAGTGTTGTATTCACAATAAATTAATATTACAGGTATGTATATGCATGTAATATTATTTTTCCAATAAATTGAATTAAAAATGAATGCATATAAGAGTCATGACACAATGATACATTTATATTTATCTTATATTCCGAATTTTATTACTGAACAGCATTTACGACGTGCTTGTGATAAGTTGAATTTATTTTCGGTAAAACAAATTACATTACACAGCAACAACAACAACAACAACAACAATAATTACAAACATTTCCGGACTGGGTACGTCTTCATACAAAAATGGTACGACAATGAAAAAAACGATTATATATTAAACGAACTGAAGCAGGGAAAATCGGTTTATTTGTTGTACATGTTTCCACTGTATATTAAATGCTCCATTTTGAAAAAAAATGAATACAATCGAGATTTGATCAAAATGTAAAACACGTGTTTTACCACGTGAATTCTTTGTTGTTGCTAAATTTATAGAGTTTTATATTTTTTTAAAGACAATAATCTTTGCGTTTTGTAATCTACAATCGGTGGTGGATATTTTACTTTGTACTGAGTATGGAATGTATGCCATTCATGGATGTGTTCAGGAAGAACCTCATTTAGTTCGGGAAGCCAAGTTTTCAAGTATATTGCTTGTTTGTCATATTCTCTGCTCTGGTTCCAAGGATTAAATAAACGTTGAAAATGAGGTTTAGGATCAACTCCAACAGAAGATATCCATTGCCAATTACCATTGTTTACAGCGGGATCATAATCTGTCAACATTGTCGCAAAATATTGTTCGCCAATTCTCCAATCTTGTCCTAAGATTCGGACAAGAAAATTTGCGGTTACTAATCTTGAACGATTACTCATAAAACCAGTTGCGATCATTTGACGCATACTAGCGTCGATTATAGGATATCCTGTCTTCCCTTTTTTCCACGCATTTATGTAAGACGCATTTTTCCCCCACTTTAAATATCTGTATTTTTCTTGGAATGGAATACCTCGAAGTCCTTCTGGAAAGAAATATATGATATAGTAGTAAAATTCACGCCATAGTAATTGTCCTATTAATCCATGTGTTACGGGAAATACGGTTCTCCATTTCCAGAAAACTTCCCGAACAGACATACAACCAAATTTAATATAAGCCGATAAATGTGTGGAAACATATGTTAATTGATTCCTATTATCGTCGTAATGCTTTTGACGTAAACTGATTTGAAGATATTTTAATCCTTGTTGTCGTCCTCCTTTTACCATTTGTTGCGGATGAACAATATCTTGATAGAGTAAACCACATTCAACGCCAATCAATTTATTCGTTTTCGAAATATTTACAAAAGAATGTGTTTGGGGTTTCATTATCGCGTTTTCATGTCGCAACACGTAATTTTTAAACGGTGTAAATATTTGATAGGGTTCTTGGTTGGTTTTTAAGAAAGTACCCATATCGGCCAACAAATAATCTTCTACACAAACACAAATTATGTTTTTGACTTTACACCACTCGCATATTGTTTTATCGCGTTTTAAAGCATACGGAGTATAATCTTTCGCGAAAACAATTCGATCTACTGAAATGGATTTGACAATTTTGTCCAAAACAACTATATTGTCACCTTCAAAATAGTGAATACGACTATCATGTTTATGCAGCTCCTGATCTAATGCGTCCAGAGACTCTATCATAAATTGAATCGCATGTTCAGAGCGATATTTATTTTTTTTCGTGATCTGTTCTGGGGTAAATATGAAGCAGGGAAGAGTATTTTTATATTTCAGAGCATGTTGTAAAGCCAGATTGTCGTACAACCGCAAGTCTCTTCTAAACAAGTACAATGTGCTCATATGTAACATAAGAAGATAGAAATTTGTTTAAATGAAATCGCAATGTTTACTAATAAATCGTTTAAACATATACATATGATTTATAGTACACTTATGTCGTATTGCTTGTATATCTGTGCTGAAGACACTATATTACGCAATAAATACCAAGAAGTAATACATGAGTACAACACACATAATGCTAAACGTCAAGATAGCGGATTCGATATTTACGTCCCTCAAAATGTAACACACAAATCCGACCAACAACAAATAACTATTAACCATAGAATTAAGGCTGTCTGTATGAAAAAATCAAATTCAGAATCAGAGTGTAAACCTGTAGGATATTATATGTTTCCGCGATCCAGCATTAGCAAGACAAGATACCGAATGGCAAATTGTGTAGGTATTATTGACAGTGGATACAGAGGAAATCTTATCGCAAAATTAGACATTTTACCTAATCAAGACAACACGACTATTGAAGAGTACACAAGATTATTTCAAATATGTTCGCCAGATTTATCACCTTTCGAAAATGTATATCTAGTTGACGAATCACAATTTCCTTTTGGTACTTCAACCTCACGCGGTGAAGGTGGATTTGGCTCTACTAATGGTTAAATTTTTGTTATATAGCCTTTTATATTTTCTTAAAATTGAATTATTATCGGTTGCGTCATACTTTCATGTTTCACATGAAAAATCAAATGAGCTTATCTGAAGATCAAACTTTAATTTTTGAAAATGTCATGGAAGGAAGTAATGTATTTGCTACTGGTCCAGGAGGTTGTGGAAAAAGTTATGTGTTAAAATATATCATCGCTGAGTTAAAACGAGTACGAAAACGAATTGCTGTTTGTGCTCTAACCGGTTGTGCTGCTGTTTTGTTAGAATGTAAGGCTCAAACTATTCATTCGTGGTCTGGAATCGGAACAGGTAAAGGTAATGCGGAACAATTAGCCTCAAATATTAATTTGAATTACTACAAAAGAAGAAATTGGCTGAATACAGACGTACTCATTGTTGACGAAGTCAGTATGCTTTCGAAATCGCTATTTGAAACTTTAGATATAATCGGAAAACACGTCAGAAAAAATGCAAAACCGTTTGGTGGAATTCAATTACTCTTTGTTGGTGATTTCTTTCAATTACCTCCAGTGGCTTCCAATACTGATGCCGATACGTCGAAATTTTGTTTTGAATCCCCATTGTGGAACGAAACGTTTGAAGTTGAAGTACTATTAGATACAATGTTTCGTCAGAAAGACCCAGAATACATTCAAGTGCTACATGAAATCCGAAAAGGAGGAATCTCTAAAAAAAGTATGAATTTACTGAAACAAAGAGTCATGAATCCACCGAAAGATATCGCTCCTCCAATTCGACTATTTGCCCGAAAATATCAAACAGATGAATACAACAGAAAAAACATGGAAGCGTTACAGGGCCAGACGTATACATACCAATATACCCACAATTATTCCCCGACTATATCAGAAAAAGAAAAAATTACACGAGCACCTACAACTAAAGAAGTAGATATCGAAATCAAACAAATGCTACAGAATAATTCGTTTGTGTCAGCATTAGACTTAAAAATTGGTTGTCGAGTTATGTGTTTGGTAAACATTCGGACAGAAGACGATCCGCACAAATCAGAGATATTGGTTTGTAATGGTAGCACTGGAAATGTAATCGACATAGTTGAATCTAATCCAAAAGTACGTTTTGATAATGGATATGTGCATACATTTGAACCTCATGTGTACAGAAGTGACAAAATAATCGGACTGCACATTGAACAAATCCCATTGTGTCAAGCATATGCCATTACCATTCATAAATGTCAAGGAGCGACGTTAGATTCAGCTTACATTGATTTGGGTGATAATGTATTTGCTGAAGGACAAAGTTATGTGGCTTTATCCCGAGTGAAAAGTTTAGAAGGATTATATCTAAGCGAATTGAATCCACACCGAATAAAGGCAAACAAAAAAGTAATTGAATATTACGAACGATTTTATGAATAAAATTAAGATCAAAATCATTGTTGACATCTTGTCCGATATACTTTTTGAAATTCAGCAAATAACGTAAATTGTAATGACATTGCAAATCCCATTTTCAATAAACCAGCATGTAGCCCTGTGTAAAATCCTGTCAATCCTTCGTTTTTGTACATGTTTGTAACACAATCTTTAACGGATTTATATTGAGGAACATAACTATTGAATCCTTGTAACTGTAGACGTCGACGAATTGTATCTGTTGGGTACGTAAACAATACAGCACTTGAACCAGCTAAAAGTCCAGAATATATATTGTTTTTTCTTTGTGAAACACCGCTGAAATTGTCAGAAATGATATTTCGATACTGATTATAAAACGTGAATGTCAGCGCATTGAATGGAACATGACCTACGATGTGGAGAGATACACCACGATACATATCTGTAATTGACAAGTTTCGCAGAATAGAATACGCATTTTGGAATACTCCACATTTTGACTGTACAGAATACCTGGTGCGGATAGTTTCAAACGGATACGTAATAAAACTCCCCATAAGACCTCCTAGTGATCCGGCGATAAATAAATTTAATGTTCTATCGTTGGAATTCGTTGAATTAAGAACATTGAAACAAATGTTATTCCCGACATACTGAATCGCTGTCTGAGGAAAAATACGCAGACAGTTTATACCATTACCTTTCCATAATCCCACAATGCCTTCATGTTTTATAACATACGACAAATTAGAGTTTGGGATAAAAAAACATTGTTTTTGGATTTTATACAATTCTATTGGTGCGGTTATTGTACGTGAAATCATACCAGAACAACCTCCAATCAACAAGTTTATTATCAAATTATTATTTGTAACATAAGTATCTATGCCTGTCATGTTGGAATAAAAACACAATCGTTTAATATATTTATTCATTCGTTTTTACAATTGTATCGTAATTGTTAAGTCTCTTGCAGTATGTGTCCCGTTTATGTTCTGAAATACTCCAAAACCTCCATATCGATCCATTTTTTTTATTTGGAGACATTTGGACCATTTTACTCGTTTTCATTTTTATTCGTATACCGGTATGGTAATAGTGGAAATTAGGAACTGCGGTAACTATATCTTTACTATTATAACACCTATAATGCGTAACATTGGGCAATGATTCATATTCATTTTTGAATGTTTTATTTCCTATACGAGGACTTGCAAATGAAACACAAGTGATATCTGTCGAACAAGACTTTCCATACAAGTAAGAAAATAAAGTAGCCAGTCCTCCTCCTAAACTATGTCCGGTAGAGTATACTTTATACGAAGGATATTGGATTGACAGAATATTGATTTCATTTTGTATACTAAAAAATACACCGTCTTCGGTTAATTGTTTGTATATACCACCATGAACTTTCACGTCGTCATGTATTCGTCTTTTGAAAATGAGTAAATCATGATACCAATCTAAAAGTGATTCACTACCTCTAAAAACCACCACAATTTTCTTATCTGTATGATTTAAGACAATACCATACTCAATATCACAACTATTCGTACCACACTCATATACAAAACCTTCTGGATTCATTGAATTTACCATACTCTTCATATCATTATTTCTATTTGATTTATCTAAAAAAATAGAACCGATTTTAGTACCTCGTTTCACGATATCATTACATTCATAAATTAAACTAGAAAGATACAGCATATATTTCAAATCGTTTTTATTCATGATTACATATACTAAACATTCAAAATATTTAAATCATAATCGTTCCGCTTAATTGTCGATATAAAGTAAAAACAACATTAACGCAAGATACAAATAGTTTGTGGATAATAATATATACACTATAGGAATGTTCGTTGTGAATACGTTGTACATTACTGTAACGCACAGTGTAAACGCTATATAAATGATCGAAATTTCTGAATACCTCGTCATGAGTTTGTACGTTTATTTTGAGGAATGAATAGAACGAATTCAATTTTCTATGAAACAACTACACAATCTTCTTTATGTTTACAATATCGTCTATGTGCTGACAGCGCTTGTTTATTTTTACCTCGATATCCACAATCGCAAATGTGTTCTGTCGTGTCTGTATTTTGAAATTTAGAATCCAAAACACTAGCAAGACAGCTGAGTTTAATTTTACTAATTTCGCTTATAATATGAGATTGAGAATTTTTTACGCTTTCAATAAGGGATTCTTTCTGTCTGGCTAAATTTCTGTACTCGTCATTTATGGTAGAAAGTATATCATTGGTAAGTGTATGCTCCCCATTCCATACCTGACTTCGAAGAATTGGATCCAAATAATCGATTACATTCGTGGCAAGGAGCAATTTAGCTGGTTCATAACAAGCATTGTGAATATATACTAATATATGTTGATTATGGACACCAATTTCCATGTCGTTTTTATTGGCGATACCTGAATTTTGCGATACTAAAATGCCATGACACTTATTGATTTCTACGTCTCGAATAATTTTATCTATCTCTTCGGCTGGTACTACACGTTTGTAATCTTTTGTGTCGATTAAAATATCCTTGTGATTTTGTCTTGATACAATAAAATCACCACATGAAGTTTTCCCGCTGGTATCTTTTATTTCCGCGGTTGGAAATACCTCAGCTAAAATACTCTCCATTCTTTTCTCGCCTTGTTTCCCTTTCATGCTAGAATTTTGTTGCCCACATAAATATTCATTCACGTGTTCTACGGTTTTCACGTTAGTATCCAATCGTGAAATGATATCTGAAAACATAGAAGCATTCTGATTCGAAGTGAAATAAGTTTCCATACGAGTTTTAAGTGTACTGTCAAGTTGTTTATAATTTCTGACAATTATATCCTCGACGTTTTGTAGAACTGATTCCGTGTTATCTTTCTTTATATGCTCTGAAATTTCTTCCTTGAATTTATCGTGCACTATTTGCAATTCCTTCTTAAACAAACTAGACAATATATCGTGTTTGGTGATCACATCCAATCTATCTGTAATCACATTCTGTGAATGGCGGATCGTTTGTTCCAATGCTTCTTTTACGTCAGATTGATTTGCTTTTATTGTATCTCTGAGGTTTAGAAGCAAATAGTCTCTTTGTGTAGTCAATACTGTTGATATTTGTTCAGATAATGTGTTTTCGAGCTTTTGTAACGATTGTTGATGTAATTTAGCACTGTTTTCAATATTAGACAACTTAGTATGGATCATTTCAAAAAAATCGTCTGTCTTGTTTTTGTTTAATTCTTGATCTAAATTACTCAAAAATTTATCCAGCAAATCCACTAACATTTCAATAGTATTTGTTTTATCTAAATAAGCATACTTTTCAAAAAAAATATTAATTTTATTGCTTTCTATTTTGGACATATTGTACCAGATAAATGATATACTGAATACATGTATACATTTGTTTAATTAGATTTATCATAATTCATATATCCAGAAAATGTTGCTTCAATTAATTTTAAAATACACAGATAATACAAATGCCTCAGATATGGTAACTACACCAAAGCAACAATACTATACAATAAAAAACGACGAAAAAACACTGGTAGAATTTATAAATAAAGAGTTAGAACCGAAAGAAAAAGAAAAGAGAGAACACGGAGAAGTATTCACACCATTGCGACTCATTCACGAAATGTTAGACAAACTGGACACCCATTACATGCAAGAAAACGACAAAAGTATATTTTCGGAAAAATCGTTCACATGGTTCGATCCAGCATGTGGTATTGGAAACTTTCCTGTGGCTCTTTATCACAGATTAATGAGAGGACTAAAATCTCAGATACAAAATGAAGAGATTCGAAGGAAACACATTGTCGAAAAAATGATTTACATGAGCGAATACAATTCCAAAAATATTTTTCTATGCAAAAAGATATTTTGCAGTGATATTTATAATTTGAATATACACCAAGGGAACACTTTATCGTTAGACACCCTTGAAAAATGGAATATCCCTACATTTGACGTAATATTAGGCAATCCGCCCTATAACAAGGGTAATATAAAATCTAAAAAAGAAAAAAATGGAAAAAAAGCAACCACAATTTGGCCTGATTTTATTCTATACTCTATGAAACTATTGAAAACAAAAGGGTACTTAGTATTTATTAATCCATTAGGTTGGTTAAGAGAATCGTATTCTGTTCATGATACGCTTTTAGAAAATCACATAGTTTGGTTGAAATTGTGGGACAACGCTCAATCTAAACAGAACATAAACGGAAGAATACCAATTTCACTATTTGTTCTCTATAACGAGAAAAATACAGAGAAACGCAAAACTGAAATCGAAAGCGAACTAAAAAATGCGAATATATACTCAAAATCATTTGAATATTTAGATAAACGTTATTCTATCCCTTTAGCCTATCACAATATATTCAAAAAACTTGGTGATTTTATAGAGAAACATGATCTACAATTAATATACGAAACGAAAAAAATACCCGGTTCAAAAAGGAAATCCATTATTCCTATTCCAGATACCTACAGTATAGACGATAATTACGCTGTATACACATATACCATGAAAGAAGGGTTGAAAGTGAAAAAACTAAAAGTAAGACATAGAGACGCCGATAAACCAAAACTTATTATAGCAAATAAAAGTGGATTCAATGGAGCTTTCATAGATAACGGTGAACTAGGTATAACAGGTGGAGAGAAAGTATATATTTTAGGAACACACCTAGACCAACTGAAACGAATGTTTACATTTAAAATAACTTATCTTATTGCGAATCTAACGAAATACAGAATGGATATATTAGATACAGTCGCTTATAAATATATCCCAGATATCCGGAAATTAAACCTTCCCAATCTATCCGAGTCTGATTTATATAAACTTATTGGATTTTCAAAAACTGAAATAGATATAATTGAACGATATGGGCGACATTACAAAACGTTTTCAAGTATTAAAAAAACAGTTAAAAAACATATATATAAACGTGCCCATAAACAAACACAAAAGCGATTATCATGTCAAAATCAACGACAATATTCTTTTCAAAATAAATGATTTGTCTGACGACTGAATATTACAGATTTTATGTACTATCTAATTAGAAACGTTTGTCTGCTCTAATATAAACACAAAAATTTCCAATGACTCTGTAGGATTTATGAATTGAAAAGCACTTTCATTGTCTATTTACCGGTTATGTATTTATTTACCGGTTGTGTTTTTTATGCGTAATATTATTGTTTTATTATATGTAAAATGCTGCGCCCTAGATCCAATATACACAACAGTTGTAAAATTACATAGGCAATATAACATTGAATAGGCAATGTAAAATTACATAGGCAATATAACATGGTATAGGCAATACAACATTGAATAGGCAATATAACATGGTATAGGCAATACAACATTGAATAGGCAATATAACATTGTATAGGCAATGTAATAATCAAATATTGTATTATGGTTGAACCCAGTTAGTTTATGAGCATGTTTTCATCATGAAATAGAATGACAAAAAAAAGGTGAACGATATCGATATGATAATTATAGTTATGCTTTAATTTTAAAATTACTTATAATACCATTATTATTAAATTTATAACAAGCTATATTATAATTTTTGGATATGCGGGTAAGTTGTTCATTCAAATAAGCTATAAAAGGCTTGATTTCTTTTACGAATACAGGTAATAACTCCTTGAAATTGCGTCCAGTTCGTCCTTCATCCGCAAAGTTATTAAATCGCTCTGTTAGAACTGTACAGTAGGTTTCATAAATATGAAGTAAAGCTTGTTCTCTTTCTCTTTCTGAATCAACACAACTTACATATCTTGACCATTGACTTTCGTCTATAATGTTCATCATGTATTTAGCTCTATAGTCTCTTAATTTTAAGTTCAACTTGTACTGAAGTTTACGTCTCGTTGTATTTACAATCGTCTCCTGTACATGATTGATACTTCGGTGAAGAATGAGAATTCGATCTATGATAGGACTATTACGTTGAACTTGGGACCTCAATCCACGCAGTATGTCGTGTATTTGAATCAAACCACCACATGCTACGTCACCAGCATTACGAACTACATTTTGCTGTCGATTTCCATTTCTTAACCATTGATAGTAGTGAGGGTTATGAATCACCCCTGTTATAATCTTACCTGTGATCCATGAAAATGCTACATTACATATAGTACACCACATTTGATCGCAACCAGATACCTTAGATATACGTTCACCACAACCAGGGCAACCTTTGGTTTCTTTTAAGATCAACTTGGCTGTATTCTTGGCGTCTTCGTCGCATATATGCTCTTCAACAATTGCGTTGCCGTGTTCATCAATGTCTGTAATCGTCATACACTCACGGCAAGTAGTGTGCTTACAAATATTACATTTGCGACCGGATAAGTATCCACGACATGAAGGATAAGGACACTTTATTAACTGTGAAGAGACGACATTTACTTTTTTGTCGTCGTAAAAATTAGTCAACGTATAAAACTCGGACGATAATTTTTCATATTCCCTTTGCAACCTTTTTATCTCTTCTTTCTTCTGTTTCATTTGCTGTTGCTTTTCTTCTCGTTTAGTAAGATAATCGACATACGTTTGGGTGTTTGGTATCTGGGATTTTTCCCGTTCGAGAAGAAGCCCTTTGCGGTGCTTTTTGAGCGTATTATTTACGAATGATTTACTAAGTATATCATACAAATAATCACGTTCCCAGGCACGACGACAATTCATACAATGAGGATCGTCAGTAGTAGAAAGCAAATAGGTCTTCACACAACAAGAACAACATTCATAAGAACATGACGTACAGGTTACCTTTTGTCTTGCTTTTCCAGTGTAGGCTTCAATACAGACAGGACATTCTTCTTTTACAGCAGTGTTCATATTCACGTTTAGTTGTTTGCGTTTTGAAATTAGATTCAAATCAGTTTTTTGGTTTTATAAACAATCGATAAAAACAAAAAACAAATCAATTTTGTCACCGACCTTCATTTTTGATTTCGTATATATAAATGGTTGTAACCATATTTTAAACAATACATAACAAAAAAAAATGAACGATATCGATATTGAACGAATTATTATTTACATTCTAAATGTAATCCAATATACGTTTGGCAAATTTGCAAAATTCATATTTTATTCTGTATTAATAATGGATAAACCACCATTGTAATGTTGATTGATCATTTATGTCTTCATAACAGGGATGAAATGTATAGTGGTGAGTTTCATTTAGGCACCATTTGCGAACTTCATGTATTTCTGTAGTCGTCCTAACTCTTGTTCTATTTTCTCCTTTTCCAATTGTAGATAAATAAAAACCATTTTTATCTGGTTTTCTCTTATTTGGACCTCTTCCATTCATGATTTGTTTTAACTCTTTATTGTAATATTCTTTTGCTTCTTCTTGGGTTTTGAATATCTTAATAACTGGTTCTTTAGTGTTATCACTCCTTGATTTAGCCAAGACTATTGGAGTCAAATTTTTTATGTGCTTCGGTTTTAGAAATGTAGATATATTTGTCGAAACACCACGTTTATTTTTTTTATATCCCATTGTTTTGTAATCATTTTTACAGTTTGGATCATTATAATTTGCTTCATAATCCTCGATTGCCTTTTTTGAAGTTCGATATGGTCCGGTTTTGTATCCTCCGACAACAACGTCGCGCCAATATCCAGTCATACGTCCTGGTAAACCTTGAATCTGAACATTGTAATCTACGTTTTTGGTATAGAATTCATGCGTTGCTCCTATACGAATTTTCCAATTATTTGGGATTAAATTCGCTCTTCGGAAAAATCCTTTTATTCCTATCACTATATGATTATTTATATCATTTACAAATATTTCTTTAAGCTCATCTTGTGATATTCGTTTCTCAGACGTATGATTTTTAAAAATTATACCATTTTCTATACATGCTTGTTGTACGACGTTTACGTTTTTTTTCACGCGAACAATGTGTATTCTATAATCTTTTCCATAGTTTTCCAATATATCTTCCTTTATCCATTTATGTACTTTTTCCTTTGTATGTAAAGAATAATATTCTTTAATTATACCCATGTCTAATAACTCTTTATGTCCTATATAGGATTTCGGTATCGTCATTTTGTATTGTATGTGTAAATTCCCCCATTTATATAATTCTTGTAATTCTCTTATTAATGTTGCACTTATAATGACAAAGCGATTATTATGTGTATTCATATGCTCTATATCTAACAATCCAGCATCCATTAATTCACAATGAAGTTTTTGATATTCCTTGTCTCCTGTATCGATTTCATCTATTATTATCAATCCATTTTCAAAATTTTTCATGTTTGATTTGGATAATTTTCCATGGTGAAAAATTTTGTCTTTAAAAAGTTCTGGTGCCTTCTCTATCATATCTCTTTCCCATGAGATATTGCTCATTCCTGTAATGATTCTTATGTTGTCAAGATTTACGATAAAATCATCGTCGATATGCGTTGTTAATAATTTCACTATTTCAATCATTAAACCGTCCGCACCCACCTTTGTTTTTTTTTGAATACTTACAACTCGACATTCTGTCCTATAGAAAATATTCACAATGTTTAAGGCATCTTCCTTTTGATTTTTGTAAATATATTCTTCTGTCGCTTTTACATCTCCTTTATGATATAGCCATTTGTTTTTAGAATTTGCTGCATTGTATGAATCGTGTACAGAATCACGTTGTGTACTCTTCACTTTTGAATCAAATCCGATCATTTTGAATTTTCACTTTGACGTTTTCACTCTCGTATTATATATCCCCTTCTTCAAATATCTACGTATTTTTTCAATTTTGCACCATGTATTCATTTTTTGAAATCACATATGAATATTTAAGAGAATCGTCAATTATATTTAAAATTGCATGCAAATTGATTCGTTATCAAAAAAACAATGACTATACATTCATTGTTTAATTTTAGTTGATTTTATTATTTGAAAAATTTACATTCCTATAAATTTCTTTATTTTAGATTTGAACGATTTCTTCGGTTTATTTATGTAACAACAAGAACATATCATGTTTTCATCATGAAAATTTGATGTTGATCTACCTGGAAAATAGAATTTGGTCATTAGTTTTGCCATCTCTAATCCAAAATCTCCCTTGTCGTCTATCGCGTTCACAAGATTCAATAACTCTTCTTTACTATTGATGTAATGAAAATCTTCATTGCAGACTTTACATTTCACCGTCTTGCTTCTGTATTGTGGGTCAACGTATACTTCGCCAACAAGCATTTTATAGTATGCTTCTTTTTCTTTCATGAAATCTCTCTTTGTGTGCGTACTCATTTTATGGTTTTTGTTTAACACTTATGTATTTTACTTCAAATTAAATCAATTTTGCAAATACCATGTATTATAAATCGATATTCATATTCCGTATATTTATATTCATTCTACATAATTACATGAAAGTAGAGAATCGATAAAATTAATGACAATATAACGAATTACATTTAAAAAAAGTATTTTATTCATGTAAACTTTCATACAACTAAACTAAACCATACTATACTGTACTTTTAAACTTACGCAAAGTAATACTGATTCGAGACTTCAGTACTTTTTTCGTTTTAGGGATTTCATGCTTGAACTCGTCTTGAAAATGCCCTCCCATAATTAGAAAACTATTATCTTTCACCAGATAATCTTGTTTACCTATGGACTCGTTTTTTTCACCTTTTTTGGGATCATGCCTAATTCGAAAATTTCGTTCTGCTCCGAAACTAATCGTCATTACGTTCGTCTGGGGAATGATCTGCTTTTCGTCGTCCCTATGTTGCCCTATATAATCGGTTCCGTCCTTGTACCAATTCACCAATATCATATTGTACGGAATATAATTTGTCTGGTCGGTATTGGTTATGTTGGACTCGAAATTATTCGCCCAGTCAAGGTAACCTTGAAGAATTTCTGGAATCGGTTGACTAGGAAACGCTGTACCAGAATAAGAATAATTGTCTACTCCATATACCATTTGGTCGCGAGGTATAGTACATTCTTTTCCAAACAATTTTATCTTGTATCTGGTTTGCGGTCGCATATTCCATAACGCTTCGTACTGTAGTCCATTCAGCAGCATGTTGTCTGGTAAGGAACCATATCCAATCCAACTCTTGGAGGTCAAGCTATCGATCTTCATTCTTATGAAGTATGGCACTAGGGTTTGTTTTTGAATTAAATCGATCAGTAAATCATTTTTTTTTCAATTTTTTTTCACATATCGATTTTGTTTTAATTGCCCTATTTCACAATGATTGCTCTAGCAACATGTATTTATTGTATCAACGTATATTAAACGATATGTTGTTTGATATCTCCTGGCTATTTATTTACCTCTCAGCATTTGGATTGAGTGATATCTTTATCATACAATGTTTAAATTCGTATCAAAAAAAATTATTTTACTTCATATTACTAGGTGTTATAGGTTTAATATTATTATGCTACACTTGAATTTTTGATTCTCTTCATGATACTATTGAATTTGTAGTTTTCCCAATGTAATCACGAATTATTTCGAATTCTATCAACATGTCAATTTCTTGGTATGTTATGCCCACCTATTTACCGCTTATGTTTTTATTTACCAGATACTATTCTATGTTCAATTCAGTATATAGAATTTTTATTAAAAATTAAATAACATGATACTCTAAATGGTAAGAAACAATAAAATTGAAACAAAAAAGTATTAACACAAAAACAAAACGTAAAAATGTTCACATCCAGTATGCAATCAAAGATGAAGTTTAGGACCTGCTTTAGTAGTATTAGCTACTATGGATACAAGTTGGACGTGCTTAAAAGTGCTTTTTTCGTTTTGAGATTAAATAGTGATATTAGAGCATATTGGGATCACAGATTTAGGTTTGACGGACAAGTGTATAAAACTGACGATTTAAATATTGTAGATGACGAATACATTTATAAAAAATTTGTAGAAGAGCCCTATTTTAAATTACTATTCATTATCCGGCGTTCAAATTCTGGTGGATCTTCGATTCTCATTGTGAATTTATGGTGTTTATAAGTATATCAACATAAACATGTGAAATTTTAGCATTTAATCAAGATTGTATTTTATGATATTTATTTAATATACCATATGATTAAAAATGGAAACAAAAATAGCATTATGCTTTTTGACATATGGTAATTTGTCTCAACCTAAATTATGGGAGAAATTTCAAAATTCAAAATACAATATATATATTCATAATAAACAACAATTTACAGGAAATTTTCAAAAATATTGTATTGAAAATACAATTGATACTGAATGGGGACATATATCTATAGTACGAGCTACTCTAAATTTATTCAAAACAGCATTTGAAAATAAAGAAAACAAGTATTTTATACTATTAAGTGATACATGTATACCTTTGTATAGTAGTGATGTTGTATATGAAAAAATATGTAGTTTTGATAATAATTTATTAAATGCTTGGAAAACGGATGTAGATGATAGTTGGCATAAATCAAGATATAACTCTATAACTTGTAAAGATTTTTTTGATGAAAATGATTTTTATGGACAACACCAATGGATGGTATTAAAAAGAGATACAGTACGATTTTTTATCAATAATGATTACACACATATATTCAGAAACACAATAACTGCTCCAGACGAAATTTATTTTATAAATATTTTAAACAAGTTTAATATTTCTTACAAATCTAAATTTGTTACATATGTTAATTGGGATGAAGAAAGCGATTTGAAAATATACAGAGACAAACCTAAGACATATTCAAAATTAAATGACGAGACTATTCACGCTATTTTGAAGCGTGATTGTTTATTTATGAGAAAAATTGGACCTGAATGTGCTTTACCTTCTTATTTTGATAGTTTAAAATAACAAACATAGCTCAAACAATCATGGATAGAAGAGATCTATAAAGTAAAACAACATAAGTACTCTATTCACATTTTCGTTTCAACTTCAATGGAAATACAAATATGCATATTCAAAAAAAAAGAGAATCGATAAGAAATATTTAATATGAATCGCATTATTCATATTAAATTGCCCTATTTAAATTTACTATTCATTTAGACTTTCGATTCTCTATATTATACTGTTTCATTTGTTATTTTTCAATTGTGAATTTATGGTGTTTATATTTATATCAACATATACATTCACGTTTTCGTTACAATCATATTTATCTATTTACCGCTTATGTTTTTATTTACCGTTTATGTTTTTTTGATTTATTATTCATTATAGTAGAGAATCGAATCTCTGAATTGCTCTTTCCTACTGTATTATATTCTAAACTATATACCTCAACTAATATAATGATTCACTTAGACAAAATTGAAATCCTTTTTGATTTTTCAACATTTCATAACTCAAAACACACGATTTGTATCGAACAAATCAAAACTTAGCGAACATGGTAAAGACTAGTCAACGCAAGTGCGGATTTTGCACGGAGACCGGACACAACCGAAGAAGCTGCCCAAACAAGGAGACCAAAGGTAAGACTGTTTTCAACTACACCCCACTATTATTATATATTTTTGATTTCTTAGTCGCAGATAATTCATACAAAGAATTATATGAATTATCACAGGTAAGTTCCCAATTTCAAAAATCAGTACATTTCATTACTCGCAACGTTTTTGAAATTCAAACAGAAATATGTGACAACACTATTTTCAAATATTTTCAATGTTTTACAAACCTTCGTAAACTTAATCTTACTCGTATTTTTGATATTCATATGGAGTACGACGGAAAATTAAACAGGGGATTGAAACACGCCACTTCTCTAACACAACTTACTCATTTAGACTTAAGTGGTGTTGAATCACTCCCAATCAATTTTCTATCTTACTTTAACAAACACAGTAAATTACAACATTTAAAAATTTCTTATTGCCCTAAAATCAATAATAAGTCATTATCTTATTTACAGCATTTTCCTAATCTTACTTATCTAAATTTACGCGGCGCATATAATATCACGAACTTGCGGTTTCTCAAACACTGTCCTAATCTTGTAACCTTGAAAATTTGTTGTACCAATATTCATGATAACGATTTAAAATATCTTAAATTTTGCACTAAGTTAAATCACCTTACCATGGAGGTTCTTCCACATATTACTACTACCGGTTTTAAACTTATTTCACAAATTCGTTCATTACACAAGCTTCACATTATTTACGCTGATTTAATTGACAATAGTATCGCAGAATATTTAAAGACCATGCCCTTACTCAATCATGTTATTTGTAGAGGTTGTGATGTTACTAATTTATCTTCTTTGACTAATGTTTCTACTGTGGAAATATAATATACATTATTTTCACATTACCCCATATAAAATAGAAATGATTTTCATTTCTTTTTTTATTTCATATTCCAACTACTTCGTAAAATTGATTTTTTTTTATTTTATAACTATTTATAACTAGAACATACAAATGTCTGAAATTTATTTCAACTCTAAGAGTAAAGATCACTGGAAACTATCCAACTTCTATGGAGGTGTTGAAGCCAATTATATGAAGGATCGATTCTTGGATCCTCAAGTACGCGCATTATTCCGCGATTTCGAGAATTGTGATAATGCTAAGTTTATTTATTATCTTCAAAAACTTCAACCCAATAAAAAAGATTGGACTCCTTCCAAATTGAAATATTGGATGAGGGAAGACAAACCTATTAGGGGGATATTATCCCAATTAGTGGGCACTTCCGTTAAACCTACTCCTACTGGACGGCGACGATTGAAGATAATTCAAGAAATGGCAGGATGTATAGAACACCTTCGTATCAAACCCAATACAACTGATCAAGAAAAACGTGACTTTATGTTGACATTGTTGAGGAGGAAGTACGCGAAACCTGAGTACGCTAAAGCCTTATTGGCCACCGGAGACGCTACATTACACGAAAAGCCATTAAGAGGACGACCAAATAGCTGGACATTTAAAAATGGGGAGGGTGGTGATTGGTTAGGGTTGCTTTTAATGCAAGTTAGAGAAGAAATAAAAATAGAATGCAAATAAAATTTTCTTTTTTACTCTCACGTTATATGTGTATTTTTATTTTTATT